CTTCCGTTACCGGAATATGATACACAGATAGTGATTTCTCCAAGAACTCTATCAACGAAGTCTTCCCACGGTTCCTCTCCCCATATATGAACAACTGCGCTTGCTTGAACCGGCGCGATGATCGGATATTTTCCTTGATCCACGTCGCAATCTGCAAATCGCTTTCAGTGAGACCATCCAAGACGGGCTCCTTATACTCCTCCTTCTCTTTCCTTGATTTGAGACAGCGAACCCACGTACCGTACTCCTCCAGCTTCCTCTTATTGATCATCACATAACCGGGTTCATGTTCATTTATCTCCTCCAAACTCTTTCCCTCCATGAGCATCTTTGCAACACTCTCGTTCTTCGCAGGTTTCTTAGCCTTGATACTCTCGACATCCAAACCTTTCGCTACATAGCAACCTTTTTTAGTCACATACTCCACACTTCCTCTCACACTTTTGGCTACCTGATAGTTGCCATGTTTTCCCCCAATGAAGTCAAAACAATCTTCCTTCTTGAATTGCTTCCTGTTGTGGAAGCTGAGATAGACATGTATGTGCGGAGTCCCATCGGCATGTTGCTCCTCACACACAATGTAGCCTTTGAGGTCTTTCCATGCTGCTTCAATTCTTTCCGCAGCAACTTCCTTGGTGGTTCCGCATTGCGGAAAGGTAAGAATAAAATTCTTCCCATACATACGAAACTTGGGTTTCTTTTTCTCCGACGGCTTAGGGATAGTCACATCTTCATCGGACAGAGGGCCTTCCAAGCATAGAAGTCCCTGGGCGTCATACTCTTCCCCTGGGCTGTAGAGCTCCTGGTGCATAGTAGTGGCGAGAGGCGAATCCATATAGTAGTAGTGGTAGTGAAGGGTCACGCGGGTCACCGAGGGGCGCTAGTAATATTAAAGCGCCCTGAGTGACCTCCTTTATATTTGCTCTTAACCAGGCCGTTAGAAGATCTTCTTTATGCATAAAATAATATCTAACGAATTGATCATCGTACGAAATATCTCCGCGAGGGGTTGATATTTCTAACGTTAGATATTTACGCATGACCCGTACAAAGTATTTCACTACCGGATTTTGTACGTATTGAGATGACATAATCTATTTTTAGTGGCTAAGGCCCGCACCCTTCGCGATTGCATCGCTACGGGGCTCGTGCTTTTGATAATATCCGATATGAGTGTTGCTAACACCGGCTTCGCTGTGGTTATGCACGGATGGGAGAGCATCGGCTGCGCTGGGAACAGGCTGCGCCTGTACACCCAGCTACGCGATTGCCTACCCGCATCCTACGTCAGTATAGACTATTGTTTGGTTCATTATGTACATAAATAATTTATTTGGTTATCTATCCGTGAAATAAATCCTAGACCAATAACTAACTTGAGCATTGAAAGAGCCAACACTAGATAAAATAGTAAACAATAGGTTACCGGATTCCGGTGTATTGGAAGGAGAGCCATATGTTGCATTGATATCCAACGGCATATACATGTCGACACAATCATTATTCAAAGCAGACGATACAGCTTGACCAGCTGTATTATCCAACCGACCAAGACTGAATATCCAGTCTTTCAGGAAAAGAAATCTTTTCCGATTATTGAAATTCTCTGGAGAAAAGGTGCTGACTGATTGAAATATATCAGCATAGGTACCAGGTGCAAGATTCGGTTGGGAGTCTAGTATAAGGCAAATCCTCAGCCTCTGATCAGACATAAGGGTACCGGGTATAGGTTGATATTGAAACCTAAGTCTAATTGCCTTCATACAAATAGTCCTTCCGACACGTTGATTATAGTCGATACCTTGGGCTAAATCATTGAGACTGATAACAGTCCCAAGAGAAGTACTGTTAACAACAGCAGTGCTGTCTATAAACTTGTTCCAAGCTAGTATCTCCATAATCGGATCCATTGTCAAATGATTTGACAAACATAAATTCTTATTTATAGAGCGTTTAAATTTTTCTCCGAATAAATTCATGGAAGAATACCCGGTAAGACACGGGAATTTCCCATTGGGTCACTCGCACTTATAATAGATTTGATTGGATCATTCAGTTGCTAAATATGCAAAGCGAGAAGACCTTGGACGCATTTCCACAAACACCTAAGAAGAGAACTCCAGTCAAGAGAACCAAAGAACAACTATGGTCCGCAGCTCCGTTAAAACTATCACCTATAAAAGTGGATCTAGAAACACTACAGCAGCAAATAGAGTTGTTGCAAAAGCGGCAACACTCCTTAGAAAACGAATGGCTGCAGCTCCTAGAGCGCCTCTCCGAACAGGAGGGTTCTACGGAGTATATAACAGACGAGGAAGAGATGAATTAAAATTCATAGACAACTCAGCAACTGCACAGGCAACATCAGCTGCAGGCATCATAGCTCTTCTCAACGGAATAACACAAGGTGCAGACTTCAACAACCGTATCGGACGTAAAGTCACGATGAAATCATTGCTATTAAAAGTATCCGTTGGTCTTCTTTCAACGACCAGTTCACTTGGAGGGGTGCATAGGTTCCTGGTTGTGTATGACGCACAAACAAACGGTGCAACTCCTGCAATTACCGATGTGTTGGCTACAGCAAACTATCTTTCACCGATGAACTTAAACAACAGAGACAGATTCAAAGTATTGATGGACTTCTACCACAAAACAGACGCCTACACTGTCACCGCTGGTGCCATATCAGCTGGTTCTTTCACTGATACGATTGAGAATCGCTTTCGCAAATTCAATCTTGAGGAACAATTCTCCGGTACTACCAACGCAGTAGGCTCAATAGCTACTGGTGCGGTATTTCTCATAGTGATATCTGATGTGGGGACAGCCCCCATCTTTGATTTCTATTCTAGAATCCGTTATACCGACACTTAAGAGATGTGAATAAATTTTATTTGTATTAAATCAAATTTGCATGATTCAACCCATAGACTCCTATGAACTTTTCAATGTGAACAATTTCCAGTCTAGCTTCCAACGTACTCAACCGTCCGTCGTTCGCTGCTTTCGGATAACACTCCGAAAGAGAATAGTTGCTAAGAATTATCACAGGGATATTCTTACACTTTAGGTACTGTGCACCTTTCTTCCTCAGGGTCATCTTCGATCCCTGAAGGAATTCATTCATCCACTGTAAGGTCTTTTGCCCCTTGAACTCATCCATAACAGCCAGATCATAATCATCATCATATGCGTCGTAGAAATCTTCCGTTACCGGAATATGATACACAGATAGTGATTTCTCCAAGAACTCTATCAACGAAGTCTTCCCACGGTTCCTCTCCCCATATATGAACAACTGCGCTTGCTTGAACCGGCGCGATGA